AAGCAATAGAGAAAACATATTTGCCACCGATTAGAGTTTATGCTTTGGTTAATGTTGAAGAAGAAACAACCTCGTATCTTTCAGGTGTTGGGACAGATTCGGATTCAATTATCAACGTATACTTCCACAAGAGAAGACTTAACGAAGATCAGAACATATTTGTAAGGCAGGGCGATTTTATTTTGTATGGTAAAACTTATTATGAAATAGTTAAATTATCAAAGCCTCGTAAACTTTTTGGCCAAGTAGACGAGACTTTTGAAGTAAATGCTACCTGTAAGCGAGCCAGAAGAGGACAATTTGATGCTACCTGATGATTTTGATTTTGCCCAGTTGCCAGACTTTGAGAACAATTTTACACTTCAGGAAGTGGGAATGTTATCTTCTACGATTGAGACAATTGATTATTCAATTATGTCTTGGCTAAAAGAAGATTTAAACCTTAGTGCCAAAACAAACGCCGGGTACACACAAGTACCAGTTTACTGGCAGACTCCAGAAAGAGCATTTCAAGTTAAAGAAGAGCGCTCCTTAAGAGATGAAAACGGAAGCATCATATTGCCAGTTATTAGTATCGAGAGAACAGGCATAGTTAAGGATCCGGATCGTAAAGGTGGGTTCCAAGCGCAAATTTTTTCTGATAAGAAGGATGGCCGAACCGGCCGTCTTGTTATCGCTAAAAAAATAAAGCAAGATAAGACAAGAAACTTTGCTGTAGCCACCGGGACACGCTCGACAACCGAAGGTATACTACAGAAGTACTTCCCTAGAATTAATAAGCAGGTAGTTATACAAACCTTATCGATACCTATTCCAGTTTATGTAAACCTTGAATACAAGATTACTATTAAGACCGAGTTTCAACAACAGATGAATTCACTAATGCAGCCATTTATGGCTAGAACCGGTCAAATAAACTCCTTTTTAATGAGAAGGAACGGTCATATATACGAAGCGTTCATAGATCAAAATTTCACACACAACAATAATGCCGCAGAACTTAACGAAGATAACAGAATGTACTCTACGGACATTACAATCCGTGTATTGGGCTATTTGATAGGCGAAGGCGAAAACGATGATCGACCTATTGTTAGGCTAGATGAAAACTTTGTTGTTGTAACATTTCCTAGAGAACAAGGCGCAGTTCCGGGTAACCCATCCTTTTTTGAAGATTAAATCAGGAACTGAACCGCATTTTATCATTTCTCTTCATCCTTTTGACGATAGAAATACTATTTAAATAATGATAAACAAGTCTTCTAGACAAATTTATACCTAAAAGGAAGTACAACAATGTCAGTTAAGAATTTTAAATTTGTTTCGCCCGGAGTTTTCATCAATGAAATCGATAACTCCTTTATTCCGAAAACAGCAGATAGCATCGGACCAGTTGTGGTCGGCCGCGCAACCCGTGGTATCGCAATGCAACCAGTCAAGGTTGAATCATACTCTGCTTTCGTTGAAAATTTTGGCGAAACAGTAGCAGGTGGTGGTAGCGGTGATGTTTACCGTGACGGTAACTTGCAATCTCCAATGTACGGCACCTACGCCGCTAAAGCGTACTTAAACGCTAACGTGGGCCCATTAACATACGTCCGAGTATTGGGACATCAAGATACAAACAATACCGGTACCGACGCTGCCAAGGCTGGCTGGAAGACAGATCAAAGTTTGTCCCAGACACTTGAAGGTGGTGCATATGGTTTATTTGTCATACCGTCGTCCTCGATGGTAAACATTCTCACAAAGGGCTCCCTCGCGGCCTCGGATCTTACAAACGCGACTGCATCACTAGCAGCCATTATTTACTGTGACAGTGGTTCTGTCAAATTGAAGGGCGCATATGCAACTTCCGGCTCGACCGGCGCCGACGCGGTCCCGACAAACCCTACAACCGCTACCCACCCCGCGGGCACCTTGGTTGAATCCGACGCTAGCGGCCACTTTCAACTTGTTATTGGTTCAGACGCTGGTACAGGTAGTTTCAATGTTAGCCTTAACGACAACGATGAAAACTATATTCGCAAGGTTTTAAGCACAAACCCACAACTTACAACAGACCCCAATGAGTTTTACCCGTCTGCTTCTATTAATAGTTACTGGCTTGGTGAAACATACGACCAAGAGACTCGCGACACAGTTAGTAACAACTTCGCTCAAAAGTTAATCGGCTTCATGGGTGTTATAGCATTAAGTGGCTCTGATTCAAGCACTTTAGCAGACACCTCGGGAACCTCCTCTAGAGAAGCAACTGCCGGTTGGTTTGTTGGCCAAGACTTAGGAGCCTCCGGTGACTATCAACCCGAAGAAAAGGCACAGAAACTGTTCCGTCTTCGTGGTCGCGGTCATGGCGAGTGGCTAAACAAGAACGCCAAGGTCATGATTACTAACATTCGCGCCTCCGGTAACAGCACAACAGATTACGGTACTTTCTCGGTTGTCATTCGACACATCTCAGATACTGACAACGCTATTCAAGTTCTTGAGCGATTCGACAACTGTACTCTTGACCCATCGTCTCCTAACTTCCTTGCGCGCAAGATTGGTGATTCATTCACTAAGTTTGATGCAAACGAAAGAAGATTAAGAGAATACGGTGAGTATCCTAACCAGTCAAAATACGTTTACGTTGAAATGAACTCTGATGTGGAAGCCGGCGCAACTGACCCGCTCCTTCTTCCTTTCGGCTACTACGGACCTCCCAAGTTGACTGATGTAACAAAACTTCAGGTTAACTGTGACGGCGCACCCGCGACCGATGGCGCGCTGAGTAGCAAATATCTGATCCTCACTAACACAGGTATGGACGGAGTATATGCTCAAGCACTCTCTGCTAGTACTTTCTCTCTGGCTGCCGGCGGTAATAATCGCCAGATTGCAATCAGATACCCAGACATTCGCTTAAGATTGTCTTCTTCTGATGGCGGATTATCCGATGTCACTAAAGCATCTTTCGGTATTTCCACAACTAGAACTGCTGGCACTAGCCGATATGATAACAGTGTTAAAATGGTTAACCGACTGCTTGAAAGTGGTGTGGGTGATAACTACGACCCAACCGTATCTTCCTCGTCAGGTATTGATGGATTTGGCTATATCATGACTCTTGATGACCTTGTGAGACCCAGCAGCACATCTGCCGTCGTATTCTATCGTTCCGGTTCTCGCAACGACGGCGACTCTGTGACCGCCGGTGGAACATACAAGACACTCCTTGACTTAGGATATGACAGTTTCACTGCTCCATTCTGGGGTGGTTTCGACGGATTTAACATCAAACTGCCTGATCCGCTGTACAACGGTGGTATGTCTGCAACATCTAACAACGAGAACAACTCAATCTTCTTCTCCCTGAAGAGAGCAATCGATTCGGTTGCAGATCCTGAACAAGTTGACATGAACCTTCTGGTTGCGCCCGGTGTAACCAATGCATCTCTTACAGAACATATGATTGATGTTTGCGAAAGCCGCGGCGATGCTATGTCACTCATAGACCTTCCAAATGTGTACACTCCCGCTCATGAGCAATACTACTCTGACAAGTCTTCAAGAGTTGGAACAGTAAACGCTACTGTGACTGGTCTTAGAGACAGAAAGATTGACTCCTCCTACGGTGCAACTTTCTACCCATGGGTCCAAACTCGTGACGAGAACACAAGCCAATTAGTATGGGTACCACCCACAGTCGCTATGATGGGTGTTCTCGCCTCTTCCGAGCGTAAGTCTCAACTCTGGTTTGCTCCCGCTGGCTTTAACCGCGGTGGCCTTTCGGACGGCGCTGCTGGTATTCCAGTAACTAACGTCAGCCAGAAACTTACCTCCAAGGAAAGAGACTCGCTTTATGATGCCAGCATTAACCCAATCGCTTCTTTCCCAAGCACTGGTATCGTAGTCTTCGGCCAGAAGACACTTCAAGAAAGTCAGTCAGCACTTGACAGAATTAATGTCCGCAGACTGGTTATCTTCCTTAAGAAGCAAATCTCAATCATCTCTTCCAACATCCTGTTTGAGCAAAACGTTCAAACAACATGGAATCGTTTCAAGGGTCTGGTTGAGCCATTCCTCGCTAACGTCAAGAGCAACTTCGGTATCTCCGATTACAGATTGATTCTTGATGAGAGCACAACCACGCCAGATCTGGTTGATCAGAACATTCTGTATGCTAAGATTATGGTTAAGCCGGCTAGGGCAATCGAATTCATTGCAATTGACTTCGTAATCGCATCTACTGGTGCCTCATTTGATGACTAAAACTAACTAACAAACTATATAATTTATAATAAGGAGTTCTAAAAGATGCCATTCTGGTCAGACAATTTCGGTGAGGGAAATGCCCTCAAAGATCCAAAAAGACAATTTCGATTTAAGGTAGAGTTCACTGGTATTAGTGCGCCACAGGGAGGTTCGCTTCTTTGGTATGCAAAGACTGTCAATAAGCCTGCTTTCACTATCGAAACTGCCGAACATCAATACTTGAACCACAAGTTCTACTACCCCGGTGCCGTAAGTTGGGATCCTATTTCCTTAACTTTGGTCGATCCGCGAGACCCAGATATGACTGCTACTCTTTCAGATATCATCAACTTGTCTGGCTACAACCCACCCTCTAACCCTAACTCTCTCGGCACAATG